CCTAATAGTCTTTCTTCCCATACCTTTGCCTTAGCATAAGGGTTATAAGGGCTATAAACGGCTGCAGAGGACGCAAAAACCACTGGTATAGATGACACCTTAGCCACAATTGCAACTAATAAGGTAGATAACACATTATTAAAATAATAAGCCCAAGGTTTTTTCTTAGATTCAGGAATAGATTTTTTGGCTGATAAATGAATAATTGCATTTGGTTTATGATTAATAAGATAAGTAAAGATATACATCGTATTTCTGCCTATTTTTTTATCTATCTCAATTACTTCATAGCCAGAGTCTTCCAATAATTCTTTTGTTGCTGTTCCTACATAGCCACGAGAGCCAGTTAATACTACCTTCACTCTTTATCCGCTTTCTCTCTAATGCCTATAGTCATAAACCATAAGGCTACTGATAATAAAGTTACATATCCAACCACAGTCTTAGCACTACCTTCAAGTACAATCCAGGCTACAAAAAATCCTAGAAATGTAAAGTTTTCATTTAGAGCGGCTAGACTCCATTTCTTTAACCAGTTCATATTGCTTTCACTATTTACTTATTTCTGCTTCCCAAAAATCTTTTTCTGCTTGATACTTTTTTTCAAAGTCTGCCACATGACGATAATCACAGCACTTGCAAATAGGTCTGTCATTGCTATAGTCTGGCATTGACCAGTATCCAGTCTTTGCTCTAAATCTAAAATCTGATTTCCATGAGTTTTCAGCATGTCCATTTGGAGTAAAAGCCCAGTGATCAGGTTCTGCAAATTGCATAAATAGCAGGGTCACAAATTTGTCTTCATCCTCTGACGGGAACTCTGGTCTCCAGTGCATTTGATAGTTACCACAAAAAATAATACAAGAGTTTGGTTCTTCATCATAATAAACATCATCTACTGCTAACTGCCAATCAATGTTTTTGTCAATACACATGTCCAAAGAATACTGACAGGCTGATTGATCATAGTGTTTCCATAGTTGTGGAACAATACCATTTTGCTTTTGATATCTACCAACATGGAATCCAGATCTGCGAAGTGTCTCAGAACCAAATGATTCTTTTGCTATGGCTAATATCTCTGCCTCTGTTTCAGCATCAAAGTGTATTTCTTCAAGCCATCTGCCAGCAACCGTGTGATAGAAGTGTGGGCCTTCTGGTCCTAATTGCTTAGCAAGTACTTGTGTTTTTACTTTCTCAAACAATTCTGCTGAAAGGAAGTTTTTTACTGACCTTGTGTCTACTGTCTTCATTTAATTACCGTCCCTTTTTGTTTTCCAAATTTCATATACATAATCAGGGCCTTTAGTAAAATACCAATGGTCTGGCTCTACATAATGAAAGAATACTACACCAATCTTATCACTATTTGTATATAATGTCTCTCTCCAGTGTTCATACTTTTCGCCCATAAACATAATTGCTTCATTTGGGTATGCTGTATAGGGCTTACCCTCTATGTAAAGTGCCCAAGGATCTCCTTGATAAAGAACTAAATCAAGAGTGTATGTGCAAGCATTTGCATCTTTATGTTTATCAAGAGTAATAGTTTCATCAGAGTATTCTGCAAATAAAGAATAAGATGGAAGACATGTATTTGTTCCAAAATACTCTCTTACTTTTGGCAGTAACATTTCGCTGTATTCTTTAAGTATTGGCTCTGTTTTATCGTTTAATAATTTTCTTCCAAATTCATCTGTGGCCATTGACTCTAAAGTAGGGTTATCCTTAAAATGCATACGAAGTCTATGAAAATCTTCTGGTAAGAGAACGTTCTTAACTAAACCTACGCCATCCATTGAACCACCACATATCTTAGTCCTTCTGTTACTGGATAAACTTGATGATTGTAAATAAAGTTTGATGGAAATATAAGAAGATCATTCTTGTTGGCTTTAAACCTTAAGTTATGTCTTTTAAACTCAACATCGCCACCCTCATACTCGTCATTTAAATAATAAGTTAAAGATATTCTGCGTGTAAAGGCTGGATGGTCATCTATATGATCATGGAACATCTGCTCTTTACCGTATCTTAAAAGTTGTGGACTCTCAAACTTTTCTATCTTAGCATAGTAGGTGTTAGTATATTTATCTAAACATGCCTTCATTTCTTTATGAAAATGTCTAGAAAAATCATCTAACAGGCCTGGATCTTTACTAGTGTGATGAGGAAGCATAATAAGATCTGTGTCTCTAGCCTTTGTGTTTGAACCAGACTTACGCTCTTCTTCATTTACAAGAACTTCTGCTTCTCTCCAAGGAAATTTTCTTTCTTCTATTTGCTTAATGTACTCTGCTGATTCAGGAAATATGTTATTAAATACTACAATACCTGGTGCTAATTCTTTCATTTTAGTTGCCCTCCTTTTTTAGTGTCTTCCACTTGTAAAACCTTACAACCGCATATCTAGTTCCTGACAAAACTTTATGGACCTTATGTGAAAATATATAATTAGATGGAAAAATTACAATATCTCCAGCATCAGGTTTGTATGTTTTATTAAACCAAACATACTCTAACTCTCCGCCAGTGTATTCGTTGTTTATATACATAGTCAAAGATACTGTTCTTGGGTTATCATAATTCTCATCTAGATGAGTTACAAATTGCTGTCCTTCTCCATACCTGACTAACTGCCAGTCTTCTGGAACAATGCCATCAATTGTGTATTTTTTGCAATAGTCTTTTAAGCAATCATTTAAAGATGACTGTAGTATTCTTTGTATTTTATATAATTCGCTATTTCTAGTTTCTTTATTTATGTAGCAAATACCAACATCTCTAGCCCCGCCAATTTCATTATAATTAACCTTCTTCATTAAATCAAGAAGGCTATTTATATTCTTAATAGCATTTTTATATACTATAATTCCTGGCGATAGTTCTTGTTTTGTCATTACCATTTGCCTAATGGACATTTAGCAGCCTCATATTTTGTTTTTGCTGTCATAAAACAACCACACTTTTTGCATTGTTGTGTTATTTTTACTAGTTCAGGGCAAGACTTACATATGTCAAGTCTGCGATCCGCAACCTCTTGTTCTACTTTTTTGCTCTGTGGATTAAGCATATCTAATGGAGTAACTCCATTTTTTTCTCTATACTCTGACCATCTTGACATTTGTGCCCCTGTATTTCGTTATTGTCTGTTAATTAAATTCATCAAAATATCCTTCTGGAGCATTTGGATTACCAACGTGCCACGCAAGATATTGTGTAACATCTCTATCTGTAATAATAAATTTTTCTCCATCAAACTTAGCATTTGGAGATTCTACATAGCGTCCATACGGATATTTTAGCAAGTCTACCAAAATATTTTCACTTAGTAATATGCTACCAAAATATTCTGACGTTTGAAAGTCTTCTACAGTTTGTCCATCTTTTACAAACCTAACAGTTATTCCATCATGACTTGGGTATGTACTAGAAACATCTAAAACTTCATCAGATTCTGTAAACATAGAAACATACTCTGGTGCTACTGGAAGATCATATAGACAATCACCATCAATTGTCCAGACCATCGCCATTCCGCCTCTACCTATAACTTGTTCTTCATTTATCATATTTTTCTCCTCATTTAACATCCACCACCTGATATTGTATTATTTATTGGGGTACATGAAGCACCGCTAGCAAATCCATCACTGCAACTTCCAGAACCAGGTAAACAGCAGCCAACCTGATAGTCAACAGTTGTACATCTTGTTCCTGGTACACCTGGTGGAATTACAGGTGGAACCACAGGAGGAACCACTGGTGGGACTACAGGTGGCACTACAGGTGGCACTACAGGAGGAACCACTGGAGGAACCACTGGAGGAACCACTGGAGGCACTACTGGAGGCACTACTGGAGGCACTACAGGTGGCACTACTGGTGGGACTACTGGAGGAACCACAGGGGGAACTACGGGAGGAACTACGGGTGGCACTACAGGCGGAACCACTGGTGGTGGTACAACTACGGGTGCAGATAAAAATACACCTATACCACTTGGATTACGAAATAATGGACTCACAGTTCTCCTTTTTAAATATTAAGCAAATTTAGATTGTGATGCAATGCATGTAAATGTTGCTGAACCAGTTTTTCTGATTTGTAACATATAGACATCTGTAGCATTGGTATTTCCTGAAGAAGGTGCGGTTCCACCCAACCATTTAGGGGTGATAGCGTTACCATCAATGGTAATGGCTGTAGCATAATATGCTGTTGCACCATTTGGTGATTCAAAAGTAACTGTAAGAGAGTCTCCAGTAGCCATTAATGAGTTTAATGTAACTGATGCGCTGCCTCTAACATTTAAAGTATAGTTAGCGGTAGCATCAACAGTACGAATATTAACTGATGCAGTACTAACATCAATATTTATAGCACCAGTGGCAGCAACTGCTGATATAACAGCCTGCTCTTTTGGTGATGTAAGAACTTGGTTTTGAAACAAAGGAACCCATGCAGATCCACTATAGTAGGCTGTGATGTTTGTGTCTGCAAGATAGCAGAACATTCCCTCTGTTAGGGCAGCAGTTAATGCAGTGTCTGCATCCCTTGCAGCAGCGGATGCAAAGAACATGACTGATTGATTTTGCAGGTTATTTTGAACCTGTGCTGCTGTTAAAACATCTCCTGTATTGAACAGGCGATAACCAGCATTTGGGCCTAGTGGCATTATTTTTCTCCTTTAGTATGATAACGTGTTAGTATTTTGTGGAACTGTATTTCCTAGTATACCCTGATTTGTTGAATCAAGAATAAAAGCCTGAATAAGCGGTTCAGCAGTAAGCAGTTTTGTAGTCCATGAATCTGGCGTTATGTCGTGCTGTACTCCCTGAATAAATAATTCTCTTACAATAGAACTACCACCAGACATTTGCTTTTCTACAAGAATAAGGTTATAGATGTCTGAACTTAAGTTAACAAGTGCGTTTAACTCACTAATATTTGCATACATGTTTAGATCTATAGAGTCAATTCTAAGGCTTGCATCTTTACGGGCAGCCAATAAAGTCCTTGCTTGATCGTTTGCCTCTATATTAGTTTGAACAAGAATATCTGATCTGGCTCCTGCTTTTGTGAAAAATTTGTCAATACTATCTTGATCTGTGACAGTTTGAGGAGTTAAGCCAAGGGCGGTAACTGTAACATCATTTATGATTAATTGATCATCAAAGGCAAAGTCAACATTTGTGTATGGAAAGGCAGTTCCTAAATCTGTATAGGTTCTTGGTGCAGCATCTGCTCTTTCAGAAACACTGGTGCGATCAAGGAAAAGGGTTTTTCCAGACCTTTGCATGAAGAATGCTCCGAATTCTGATTGCTCTACGGTCTGAACGGCAGCAAGGACAGATCTTAACCCACCAGGATCTACCTGCATTGTTGAATTACCAACATCAGTGGTTCTCATTGAGTCTGGAAAACCAGCAAAATCTAATATTTCATCTATCCTTGCGCCACTTAATTGTCCTACTGTGGCTCCAGGAATTGGATTAACACCTGTAGAAACATTATTTAAAAGACGGAATCCATCAACACACTGCAGAACTACTGTGGAAGTGTCGTAGACTCCTGTATTAAACCCTGTGTCATAGGATGTTATATATCCAGAAAATAAATTAACCTCTACTTGTTCTGAGTTAAATTCAGTTATTGAGTATATTCTTATCTTACGTAATGGTAATAATTTTCCAAAATATGGTCCTGATGCATTTTGAGGATTAAAATCTGAATCAGGGTCATTTAAAGTTACTGTTGCTGTTCCAGCCTCAAAGTTAGTAAGAATACGGTTACGACCTCTACGAGTAGAGCATGCCATAACCATGTTAGATATATCTACAATATCTGCAGGCTCATCTGCTAAAACATTTGTATCTAAAATACCATAAACGCTATTATCAAGGATAAGGGGGTATGAAAAAGATGGTCCGCTGGCAAAGTCAATCTCTACTTTTAGTATTGGAACAAAAGGCATTTTATATTGCTTGCAACGTTAGGGTTTGACCATTACTCTGGCCACGTAGCAATCCATTTCTAATAGCAGCAACTAGGTCATTTTCACTTGTTACAGAGCCTGCAACATTTACTGTGATATTTGTGTTATTACTACGACCTGAAACCATACCCTCTGAATTTGTTAATGATGATAATATGCTACCTATACGATTTAAAGGAATTACTGCCTCAGCCCCTGCTTCACCAATTATGGCTTGGGTTGGGCTAGTAACAATTCCACCATTAGCCATAAAAGCAAAATTATCGCCACCGCCACCGAATTGGTTTCTACCACGACCTGTTAATCCTCCTGTGTTAGGATCTACAAGTAATGGATTACCAGAGCCATAGGTAAAGTTTGATGAAGAAGGTTCATCATCAGGTATTTTTACTTTATTTTTTATTTTTTCTTGGATAGCCAAAAGTTTTTGTCTAACCTCGTCTAGTCGTGCAGCATTGGCTGCAAGAGACTCTAGGTCAGGTCCAGTTCCAGTTGGTACTGCTCCACCTGTACCTTTTGCCTGTGCATTAAGATATTTTTGTAGGGCAGTAAGAGCATTTGTCCAACCAAGGGCTGCAATATCTCCAGCACTAAGAATGGTTCCAGTTGCGTCAACCTTGCCACCAATTTGCTTGATATATTCAACAACCTGTGAAGTTGTTAAACCCCAAGTACTTTTTAGTTTTGTGATTTCGCTATCATCAAGTTTTCCATCACCAATTTTTGAAACAAAGTCGGCATACTTAGTTGCCTCTGTCCTGGTAAGCATCCACTTACTCATGAGTTTGGTTATTTCTGCCTCAGAGAGTTTTCCATCATTTAATGCATTAAAGAAATCAAGATATTGTTCAGCCTGCTTTATTGTCATACCCCAAGAATCTGCAAGTACTTTAACTTCAGCGCTTGAAACAACAGTGTCTTTAATAGCAAATATTGTAAAAATGTATGATGTTACTGCATCAGTTGTCATGCCCCATTTTTTAGCAAGAACTGCAATCTCTTCACTGCTAATCTTTTGATCTGATAATACTTTAAGTAAATCTGTGTATTTTTCAGCATTTCCATTTAGTGCTTCAAATAAAAGAACTTCTTCTTTTCTTGCCTTAATTCTTTCCAATAGTGCAAGGTCAGCAACCTTTTGTTTCTTTTGCAACATTTCTACTGCAGTAAGTTGAATATTTTCATATTCATCTTTATCAGTAAGTCTAAGACCAAACTTCTTTTCAAGTCTACTTCTTAATTCAATATTTCTTCTATCTATTGCTGATTGTTTGTTTGCTGCGACGGCCCGTTTGGCAGCATCAGCAGCCCTTGCTTTATCTATTTTATCTTGTTGTGCTTTTGCCATAGCAGTTTTTGTTATTTCTGCATAGCCTTCTCTAGTAGCATCAAGTTGTGCCTTTATTGGATCTGAAACTTTTGTTAATGATTCAGCAGCATCATCTGCACTACCTTTTATTTTTGAATATATTGCAACAGCGGCAGTACCAAGAAGTACTAATATTTTTACAAAACCAGGAAGTGCAAGAAATGTTCTTACTCCATTTACTATTAGCATAAATGCTTTAGCCAATAATCCAACTTTAGTTGCGGCTTTTCCGCTAGAAGTACCAAGGAATCCAAAACTGGCTGCAATTATTTTTACAGTATCTCCTAAAAATTTAAGTGAAGCAATAAATGCATTTATTTTAGCAGCAAGAACCAAACCAGTAACTATTGTACCAATAAGAGCAAGTACCTCTTTATACTTTATTACAAATTCACCTAGAGCAAGACTAGCCTTACTAAAATCTTTAACTAATTCAACAACTTCACGAAGACCTGACTGTAATTCATCTTCATTTAATCTAATCCATTCCTCTAAACCAGGAAGTACATTTGTTTGAATATATTCCGCAAATTCTATAACTACTGGCAATAGAGCGTATCCTAATGTTTCTAATACTTCTCCATATGCTAATGATAATTTTTTGAGTGGGTCAGTATCACCAACTATCTTTGCTGATCCCTTATATGTTTTATTTAAAAATGCAACCGCTGCATTAAGGTCTTTATTCTTAACAATGTTACTATCTAATGCAGGAACTAATCTTTTGAGTGCCGTAAAATTACCTTTAGAGGCTTTGGCAAGGGCAGCAGAAGTTGCGCCTAAATCTTGTCCAGCACCTGCTGCAGTATCAAGAGCAACACCTTGTAGAGTAATTGCTGATGTTACATCGCCAGTTGCTGTTACTAGTTGGCTAAAACTTGCTCTTAACTCTGTGTCAGATACATTTGCAAGCATCTGTTGCTTAGATATATATTCTTCTACTGCAGCAATAGTGTCATCTGTTGCGCCAGTAACATTTCTTAGATTGCTAGCAAGTATTGCTTGAGATTTTGAATCTTCAGTTGCTGCCTGCACAGCATCTTTACCAATTTTGACTGCCAGTGCAGCAGTGGCTACACCTACAGCAGCAAAAGCCTTAGTTGCTTTTTTGCCAAAAGCATCAATGTTTTTACCAAGTTGCCTAATATCTTTTTGAGCCTGTTTGGAGCCCTTATCAGAATACTGAGTAAGAATTCTGGCTACTACTGCACCAACTGCCATATTAGCCACGCTCCTTTTCTAAATTCTTTTGTAGTGTTGCTTTAGCATCATTAAGTGCTGCTTCAACGTTTCTTTCAATTTTATCTCTGTCTTTGTCAACAACTTTCCATATTAATCGTGATGCACTAAAGGTGTTGTTGTTTAAGTTACTTATAAATTTATTTTTACCGCCAGTTTTATTAACTCTACCTGCTAATTCATATATTACACCTGCTGCGGATCTATTTATTAAAGCACCAGCAGAGGTTGTGTAATCCTTGCGAACTTTGCGTTCAGCCTTTGAGGAACTAATTCCTCCTCTAATAACACTCTGATCCCAGGCAGGCCATCCAGCACCACCACGAGAACGAGGATTACGAGCAGGTTGAGTAGCCCAACCACTAAGTGGAGGGGTATTCTTAACAAGGGCTTTAGCATCATTTTTAGCAGAAGAAAGTTCTTTATTGATAACTTTGTTAAACCTTTTTACCGCATCCTTGTCAAAAGACTCTAATGCCTTTAGTGTTTCCTTTAGCCCAGTTAACACTATTGCATCTTTACTCATTACCTACTCGCATTCTTGTTTTTCTCCTTGAGATAAATAACGATTGCTTCAAGCACTCCATCAGGAGCATCAAGCAAATCAGTTGGAGATAAGCCTGTCTCCACAGAAATCATTGCTAACGTATAGGTTAGGCTATTTCTGTGGATTCGGAATTTGGGTCTACGACTAACTCAACACTGTCTAATGTGTCAAGGAAGCCTTCGCCCCAAGGCTTTACAACTTTTCCACTATCTTTCAAAGCACTCCAGGCTAAGAAATACACATGCTCAAGTTTTTGATCTTCGCTAAGAAGTTTTGCAAAACCCTTGTTGAATTTTTGTTCAAAAGCAACTATTGACCTTGGTCGTAGGCTATATGTACCTTCTACACCATCACTAGTTTTTACTTTTATTTTTAATCCGTCCATTTTAGTTACCCCTTCAGGTTATTATACTGTTTTAGTTATTGCGCCATAAATTGGCCATTGTGCAGTTATCGTTGACATTGATCCTACCTGTCCGCTAAGTGGTGTCCACTCACTGACAAGTACTTGAAAGGTGTATTCAGGGTTTGTTGCACTTCGTGCAGCCGCTGTAGGCCTTACTACGCAATTAACCAATAAACCTCTATTAGGATATATCACATCTTCTACTTCACCTACTGCAAAGTCCTGCTGGATTTCAAGATCAAACGTATTGTTCTCAAGTCCTCCAACAAATTTTTTTGCAATGTCCCCCATTTGTGTGGTCTCAAATAAGTCATAAGTCGTCCCTATATTAACTGATGATATATGATCGGATAAATCCGCACCATCAATTTCTATATAGGGATTTGTTAAGACTAATTTAGCCATGATTAAGGAGTTACGTCCTTAACGATTGCGCCTGAGATAGGCCATGTAACTGAAGCAGTTGCCAATTCGCCAACGCCACCATTTACAGGGGTCCACTCTGAAATCAACGCAGAAAATATATATTGAGGTGCGTCAACAGAGATTGCAGCATTTGTAGGCTGAACCTTAATCTGAGCAACTGTTCCTAATAGTGGGTAGATTGTTGCTTCTACCGCTCCTGCTGCGAAATCCTGGTGGAAATCAAGTGTTACTGCGTTATCAACAAGTCCTGCTTGTCGTGTTCGTGCTGCTGCTGGTACATTTCCTCCGCCAAATGCAGTGGTTTCAACTGCATCATATGTTGAGGAAAGTGAAACTGATGAGATGTAA